ACAGCCCGGAGGAGAAGACGGCTGTGATAGACATCCTCTACAGGGGACTCTGCGAGTCCACCCTTCGCAAGACAATCAGAACCATGATACTGGTGGGATGATGATCAGACAGCTTATCCGTGAGATGCTCATGCTGGAGAACGGTCCCGAGGCCCACATCCTCAACTTCTATGAGGACCTCGACATGCCCCTCTCCGAGTTCAAGGAGGCCATCAGGGCCCTCCTCGATGCCCAGGTGGAGGACGTCGAGGAGAAGATGGACGGGCAGAATCTCACCTTCACCGTGAGGAACGGCGAGGTGGAGACGTTCTCCAAGGGAGCCTCCTGGGCATCCGTCCAGCGCGGCGGAAAGAAGATCGCCGACTACGAGGCCCAGTACGCTGACCGTCCGCAGGTGAGGGACGCCTTCAAGAGGGCGTACGCATCCCTCCAGGCCGCGGCAGATGTCGATCCGGCCCTCACCTCCCGGCTCTTCAGGGACGGCGGAGTGGTGGTGGAGTCCCTCATGATGCTCCCCGAGAACCCCAACACCATCGTCTACGACAGGCCCACCATCCGATTCGTGAGGGCCTACCCGATGGACCCGGCGCTCGGTGGACAGGTGGACCAGGAGGCGTACAGACAGTTCCTCGCTTCAGCTTCCTCGCTGGACGTCGCCGTCCCGATGGGTGAGGTTCCCATCCTGAAACTGAAGAAGGTCCTCAATTCTGACCAGGTCGCAGCCGAACTTGAGACAGACCTCGATGCGCTCATGGCCGAGGCCGGTGTCAACGACTCGTCCACCATGGGTGATCTCATTGTCGGACTCGTGAAGACCCGCCTCGAGTCCGATGGGATGAGTCCTGATGTCGCGACAAAGGTCGCCATCCGTCTCGGTCGCGGTGAGAAGGCGGCGTTCTCCGCGAAGGACGCGAAGGCGGTGGGACCCGGCGTCTGGGAGAAGGTCCAGGGAATGGAGTCCGGCCCATACGTCGACGAGGCCATCATCCCCATCGAGAGGATCCTCCAGAAGCTCGCCGTCCAGGTCTTCCGCAACCTGGAGTTCGTCCTCTCCTCCAACCGCACCGAGTCAGGTGACGCTCTTCGATCCTTCGTCCGGCAGACCCGAGACGCAGTGAGGGGCGGGAGGCTCATCGCCGACCCATCCCAGACCGAGTCCATCAGGGTTGCACTCGAGAGGATCGGTGACGAGGCAGCATTCGAGAAGGCGGTTGAGGGAATCGTCTTCCGGTGGAAGGGAAAGACCCGGAAGCTCACCGGACTCTTCACGCCCATCAACAAGCTCCGCGGATTCTTCGCCTATGGTAAGACTCCAGCGAGGATATCGCAGAATGAGTCTCGAAAGAGATACTTACCATTCGGAAGGGTCGGATAATGAGAATCACAGAATCACAGCTTAGAAAGTACGGATCAGGCGGGCACTGAGATGGGAGGAGAGGCATTCAAGGGTCCCGACGGAGAGCCACTAGCCACGGGCATAAAGCAGGCAGAGGTTGGTCCGACTCTCGACTCTCTTCTTCGAGATGTCCTCCGCCCCGTGGGCATCGATTCCTACGTCCCGCTGGGCTCGACGGGCAAGAAGCCGATCTCTAGTGACCTTGACATCGCAGTCGGACCTGTCCCGATGGATGACCCGAAGGCTCTGAAGGCTCTGAAGGACGCGCTACTGGCGAACATCCAGGCGGTTGTCGGACCTGACAACGCGAAGCTCGTCGGTCAGAACATCGCGATACTTCAGCCCATTGCTGGCTCTCCCGATCGTTTCGTGCAGGTCGATCTCATGCTGTCGGGTGACCCACAGAAGACGGGCTGGCTGATGTCTGGTACGGGTTCGGGCGTGAAGGGAGTCTATCGCAACCTCATGCTAGCATACATCGCGAAGCTCCGTTCTGAGGAGCAGCCTGGTACCAAGATCACCATCTCATACCCAGGCGGCATCCAGGTCGTCAAGGATGGGCAGACAGTGGTGCCGAGGACTGAGGACGCGGAAGCGATTGTCTCCACTCTCGGAATCCCTGCGAAGCCCTCAGAGATCAATACTTTTGAGGAACTAGTAACCATATTGGCAAGGGACCCGAGCATCTCTGGTAAGCTCGAGGGTTACGAGACATACATCGGAAGGTATCTCCAGGATCCGAAAACTGCAGTAGAGGCCCAAAAGTCGATTGCTGCCCTTAAAACAGCTCGCGGTCTCATGGAGACCGTGAGACTGCTGGTTCGCTCTCTCAGGTGATTCGGATTCCCTTCACAGACATCTGAAGGGTCGTAAACCACGGATCCTTCACTTCCCGGTCGAGCTCATCAACTGCGATGGCGACCGGGATTGCTGTCATCTCCCACTGCTCAATGCGCTCGCCCTCGTGATCACTCACGACCATCTTCACCTTGCGCTCAAGGGGCTTTTGGAGCCATGAGAAGACGCCAGCGTTCATGCCAGGCTTAGCTCTGACCTCAACGACCATCTGTCCCGAAGAGTTCTCTCCGGGTGTGAAGACCGAGAACTTCACGCCGCCGGACTCGAGGGGCTGCATGCCTTCGATGGAGATCTCCCACTTCGGAGACTCATCGACCTCGGGCTCCTCGCCTTCTCCGCCAGCTCCCAGAGCCCCTGCAAGACCGACCTTCTGCATGAGCTCCTCCATCGTGACAAATTCTACGGGAGGAGTCGCGACCTCACTCGGAGCATCAGCGACAGAAGTCTCAACAAGAGCATCTTCCTTCTTCTTACGACGAAATCTCATCAAGCGCCTGCCTTCTCTTCAGATTCAATAGACTCACGGATGACTTTCACGAACTCACGCTGTGCTCGTTCCTCATCCCACTCTGTCACTCCCCAAGCCTTCATGAGGATGCATTTCACATCCTCATCAAACTCGATGTTGATCTTTGCAGAGCCGTCGGGCTGCTCCTCAACGCTTGCCACCCTGATGGGAACCTGGAGCTGCTTTCTCTGTTTCACGAAACCTCCGAGAATACTGTAACTATCACCCTAAACTTTACACTGCCTTCTTCTTGCGGGGCTTGCGGACCTTCGGGAAGATGAGCTTCTCAGCGTCCGATGTCACCACGGTACCCTCGAGCAGGACGTCCACCATGACCATCCCGTAGCCAGAGAAGGTGCGGTTCCCGATGATGAGAATGTCGATGGGTGTGTTGTCGTCACCGTTCTTCCAGGCCCGACCCGGAATGTGCCACGGCCTCACCTGACAGAGGGACCCGACCTTCTCGGGGATGGATTCCCAGAGGGCAACCACTGCCCTGAACTGGGACTTCAGGAAGTCCACGTCCTCGACCTCGACCTCGCTCTGGTAGAGAATCTTGTTGGCGATCCGGTCGATGCGGTTGGAGGTCGCCGGCTTGTTGCCCCAGTAGTACTGGGACATGCGGGACTTCCGATTGAAGAGGCCCGCGGTGAGCTGGCGGAGCTCGTCGTCAACCTGGATCGAGTTGATGGGACGCTGGGCACCCGCCACGATCCGCTCGGCGTACGCCTTCTGGCGCTCGGTGAGGTCCCGACCCTGGAGGACCTGGCCGGCAAAGCTCCGGAGAGTGTCGGCCTCGTCCTTGCGGACGCAGGTCTCGGCCACGGCCAGCCAGTCCTTCGCCTTCTGCCATGACGGCCAGGTCTCGGGCGCTCCCTTCGCGAGTAGGTCGCGGAGGATGTTGACGCCGTTCCCACGGGGCTGCTTACCCTCGGCCGAGAGGGACGCGAGGAAGCCACCCGGCCAGGTGCCACCGAGGCCGGCGGCCTGGTAGGCCTGTGAGAGGGACCGGACCTTGTCGAGGTCGAACATTCCATTCCTCCTTACATTAAGACTATACCACACTTTTCAACAGATTGGAATAGGCCCGCGCAAAATAGTGATTAAAAGAGAACCGCCGAGCCAGTTACCCGACTCGGCGGCTTGCGCTCTCCCGAGGAAGGGATCAGTCGATGGCCTCCTTCGCGAGCTTGACGGAAAGCGCCGCGACAGCCTTCGCGATCTTCTTACCCTCTTCCTTCGTGATGTTCACCTTCCCATTCTCGTCCTTCTTCAGGGACTCTCCGATCAGCTTCGCGAGCTTCTCGAGTTCAGGTGCGAGCACTATGAGCTCATCTGGTGTCAATGCCATTTTGAAGTCCTCCTCTAGAGGCGGGGTTTCCGCGCTCTAAGGATAACTATCATCGAAGCCGCAGATATAGTTACGATAGGAGTGCAAATGCATAGAAACGAAGCTGTGGTGAGGAGCCTTATTCGTGAATGGCTCATAATCGAACAGGCAGCTGATGACGGCGCGAGCGCAGGAGCTGAAGCTGCTGGAGAGCTCAGCGGACTTGGATCTTTGGAGAGCCAAGTTGATGCTGCTCTCGATAAGATTGAAGACAAGATAGAAGACAAGAGTGAAGCAGTTGTCGCTCTTGCTTTAGGGCTCGGTCTCTCGATCCCCACGCTCGGAAAGTGGGCCGCAAAGGCAATAGCTCTCATCGTCAAAGGTTACGTCAAGCTCGCATCGAAGTTCGGCAAACCTGAACAGTCTGGTGGGCTTGCGTGGGCTGCAAAAGTAGAGGCTGCGGGAGAATCCTTCTACGAGAAAGGTCATCACATGATCGAAAGCTTCTATACAAAAATTGTGAAAGCCCTGTTTCTTCTTCTGTGCGCAATGGGAGACGTGGGAGGAATTGATGCTTACAAAGCTTACGCAGACTCACCAGCGGGACAAGAAGCTTTCACAAAAGTAGCAAAGCTGATCGATCTTGCAGTAACGTGTATCCTCGCAGTCTATAGCGTCCAGGGGGCTATCGGAGCGATTCAGGCAGCTCACGCAGGACTCGCCGCGACCGAGGGCGTTCTTTCTGCTGCAAAGGGAGCGCACATAGGAGCTGCAGTCGCAGAGTCAATAGTAGAGGCTTCTAGAGCATTTGCAAGAGCATTTGCTGAAGCGGGTGTAGCCTCGGCCCTGATCTCGGACATCATGAAGAAAGCTTCATCTTTCTTCGAAGCCATCAAAGAGACGATTATGGGCGGCATCGAAGTCACTAAAAAGGCTGCTCAGGCTGCTGGACTCTCAGTTGCTCTCGCTGCAGGATCGGCAGTAGCCAGTGATGCTCCTGCCGACAGTGCTGCCTCTGCGCAGGACAGCGGAGTTGTTAGAGCTGATTCATCTCGTTGACAACCTCTTCTGTGCGCTTGTCACGGCCTCCCCAGTCGCGGGCCTCAATCCATTCAGTGACAGTTCCGCTCTCGTCACACGGGAAGACAAGAGTCTCATTGATGGTGAACATTCCGTTGCCGTGCTGGGCGTCAGAGATCGCGAAGTGTCGACCGTCAGTCATGACAACGTGACTTCGGAAGATGATGCCGCCCTTCTTCACCAGCCTCCCACTCTCGAAGTAATCTTCAATGACGACTGGTTCCTTGAACTTGATGAAACGATCGATCATTCTCACTCCTTCACGTTGATCTCGATGTCAGAAACGACCTCATCACCCCACACGTCCCAGCCCGGTGCCTTCTCACGCGCAAACAGTTCAAGCTTTCGCTGCGTCGGAAACATCTGCTCGATCCTACTTCTCACCTCGAGGGGCTTCGCAGAGTGCTCCCTGCGCTTTTCAGAGAGGAATTGCCTCACATTACGAGAACCTCGTGGCTGAGGTATCTTACCCTTCTTTCCGATAAGACAGAGCTCGACCTGGGACATCGTGTAGAAGCCCGGATTGACTTTCTGCTTGTCCCAGGCAAAACCAACGGTCGCCCACTGGAATCCCCACGACTTCATCAGGTCAATCGCCTGGTCCAAGTGGGGCGACGTCGACCAGAGAAACAGTAGGCAGTCGGGAGCACAGTGCTCCGCCACGTTGTACTGTTTGAGGTCATCGAGAGTGAGAGTCCCGTAGTGGTTCTTTGCTCCGCCTGAAGTGGGACCTCCACGACCGGTGTGCTGCACCTGTCCCTTGTAGTCCCACGGTGGGTCGCAGTAGATGATTTCGTAGCTCAAGCCTTCTCCTTCCAGGTGTCGTAAGCGGCGAGGACCTTGGGGTCCACATCAGAGGGGTCTCGGAAGCGGCAAAATACGGGAAAGCGGAGCTTCCCATCCGGGGTGAACGGGGGCTGGTGTTCGCATTCCACGATCCGACCGATGTAGGAATCAGGCGCCGAGTTCACCTCGGTCTTGAGTCGATCGGAGTATCCACCACCGACCCGGGTAACCACGCCATTGGGCGTGAGGACCTTGAATCCACCGAACTGGCCTGCCCGCTTCGTGGCCTTTGACGCCTCGTACCAGCCGACCACCACACCCTCCTCGGTGGCCACCGGCTTGAGCTTGAGGATGGCCGAGGAGCGCTTCCACTGGTACTTGGCTTTGACGTCCTTGAGCATCACACCCTCGTAGCCGGCGTCGAGGCAGGTCGAGTAGAACTCTCGGAGCTCATCCTCATTTGCGCAGGTCTTCGCCTTCACGTACCGGAAGGGACCCTGGGAGAGCATTGGGCCAGCCCCGATGATGGTGACCAGGTCTGCCAGACGCTGCTCGTAGGTGAGCTCGGTCCTTTGGGCCTGCCAGTCAGTGAGGGGAACGCAATCGAAGACGTGGTAGCACATGGTCGAGTCGTCCTTCTTGGACTTGGCCGACATCACCACCGAGGCCGACTCATTCCAGTCCTCACCCATGGCCTCGCCGTCGAGGACGAAATCATCGGAGGAGAGGGACTCGATTGCCGCCTTGATGCGGGGGAGAGTCTCGAGCACCGTGCCATTGCGAGTGTAGAGAGTGACCTCACTCTTGGACTTCACCGCCACCACTCGGAGGCCATCGAGCTTCGCCTCGACTCGGACGGGATAGGTCACCGGCTCGGAGAAGACGAAGTTTCCGTTGACTCCCTTGGTGGGGAGAGTGCCGGCGAGAGCCACCGCGAATGGGACCACCGTGCCCGGCCAGAGCTTGTTGATCGTGGTCACCGAGACCCCGCAGCGGAGGTTCCGCCAGAGGAGGCGTTCGAGCCACTTCTGGGCGACCCCGTCACCGGACTGGATGAGATCGGAGACCGCCTTCTTGGCTGCGTTACCTTTGAGTTCCCGCTTGTCGAGGCGAACCAGGAGATCGAGGAACTCGGTGACCAGGTCATCGCCGTGACCCCGGGTGCCGGGCGCCTTCGGGCGATCGTACTTGGCCACGCCCCAGTTCTTCCAGGGATCGAAGGCAAGCGAGAAGAAGCGGTGGAGGAGCGGATTGCCGCGATTCTCCTCCATGACGGCGCCCTTTGCGTTCCGGCCGCCGTCCGCCTCGAGAGTTTCCAGGATGTCCAGGACTTCCATGATTCCTCCTTACATTATGATAATAACACATTAGAGCACAAATTGGAATAGGCTGGGGACCTTTTTGCAAAGAAATGTTTACTTAGTTGAGGCAACGCTAGAATGATCGGTTGCCCAAGGAGCAGATATGGATCCGTTAGACACGACTGGCGAGCTCGTTGAACCGCCTCCCGCTGATGAAGCTGCCGCGCCTGTTGTCGAGGGATCCTCGACTGGTGCAAATCTCGTTGAAGTTGCTGATGCAAAATCGCAAACTATCGCGCTTGACAAGGATGGCGACAAGATTTACCCGAGCCTGTATGACACAGTCCCAACAACATTCGGGGCAATCGTTCTCGGCGGTCTCATCATCGGCGGCATTCAGTGGATAGTGAAGAAGATCTTCGAGCGTGAAAAGAAGGAGCACAAGGCTCTCACGCAGTTTGTCACTTCGATGTTTGCTTTCATCATTGGAGTTTGGATCGCTGACAAGATCATCGCGGGACCCACAGCTAACATTCTCGACCCAGCTGAGAGCAAGGAACTTCTCACCTTCATCAAGGACATCACGCTGATGGTGTTCGCATACTACTTCGGAACAAAAGCGAACGTTCCAAAGGATGACGTCGATGGATAACGCAGCAGACATCATTAGCGCCGCAGGAGGCGGCAACATCTGGGCCGTGCTCGGTCTCGCTATCTCAGGCGCCCTCGGCAAGTACGCTTGGGACTTCTACAAGAAAAAGGCTGACCTCAACTTCAAGGAGAAGGACAACCTCCGCAAGGACAGCAAGGAAGAGCGTCTCCTCGACCGCAAGGAGAAGAACGAGTTCAAGGACGACCTGAAGGAGAGAGTGGCCGCTCTTGAAGTGAAGCTCGAGGCGGCATTGCAGGCGAAGGAGGACCTCCTCGAGCAGGTTGGAGAGCTGAAGGCGAAGCTCGCCAAGATCGAAACCAAGCTCGAGATCCTCCTCGCGGGCGGCAAGGTTGCGCCAGAGCCGCCCACAGACGAGAAGCCGAAACCCAGGGCAAAAGCGAAGGCCGCGCCTGCACCCACACCAGCTCCAGAGCCGACGCCCGCTCCGAAGCGTGGCCGAGCCAAGAAGAATGGCTGATCCTTGTTTCATCAAATCCGGTGAGATTGTCACAATAGACGACCCACGTTTAAGTGACACTGATTGCGTGATAGAGGCGGGCGTCATCATTCGTCCGCCCGCAGACGAGACAACAGTCAAGGAAGTCGAGAAACATGTTGAGGAGAAGACAGAGGTCAAGGAGATAAAGCACACTGTCAAGAAGAGGGTGGAACTACCCTTAGAACCAGAGCCTCCTCCCGCTGTAGTTGAGACTCCTCCAGTCAAGACTGTTGTTACAAATCCGACAACAGTCTCTACAGCAGCAACAGCGGTTCCTGCCCCTGCTCCAAAGGAAGAAATTTACTTTGGGATGTCACCTGAAATGGCGACTGTTGCAGCAGTTGGCACAATCGCTGCAGTGGGTGGTGCGGTCGCAGCTTCAACGATGGGAGGTTTCAGTGCTGTTCAAGCAAAGCTCGCTTCGATCTTTGGTTCAAAAGCTGCTGCAACTGCTACAGCGGCGGTCGCAGTGACGGCGGGAACCATCGCCGCCGTGAAGGCCCTCGAGGGAAAGGTGGGCAAGTTCGAGGAGGACATGAAGAAGGCGAAGGAGGAGGTCGGTGGTGCAGCCTCTTCAATCGACCGGATCGATGCCCTACTGAGCCGGCTTGGCGGCGACAACGACGACGAACTCGACCCTTCGGTTTAGGGCCTGCCCCTCGGGAGTCCCGGAGGTGTCGAGCGGTGCCGTGTCTCCCTTACCCTCGATGGAGATGCGCCCCGCATCGACACCCTTGCCGATGAGGTAGTCAGCAGCGACCTTCGCTCTTTCCCGTGAGAGTTCCTCAGGGTGCTTGAACTCCATTTCCGAGGAGTCCGCGTATCCGACGACCTTCACGCCGTATCCCGGTCGAAGATTAAGGACCGTCCAGACACCGTCGAGTGTCGCCCGGGCCTTAGTGTTGAGCTTCGTGTCGCCTGGAAGGAAACCGATTCCGACCTCCTGCTTCGGAGGTAAGGTGACATCAGGCTTCGCCGGGACTACTATCACGATGGGCTGGAGCGGTTCTTCCTGAACCTTACACTCACATGCGGTCTGGGGCGAAACTTCGGGAGTAGCGTCTTCCTCTTCCTCATCTGAGGGACCGAAAGTAATCTGCATTGTTGCCTGCCAATCTCCATCGCCAGGTTGACGAATGACACCCTTGCTCAGTGCACCGCCAATCGAGAAGTTGCCGACAGTCCACTCCAGTGAAGACCCTATGAAGAGAGATGAGACAGGCGACTCTCCAAGGTTGTGAAACGCCTGCGAGTCTACTCCAATCGTGAAGTCGCCGACTGAATAAGATCCTGCCGCCGTGATGTAGGGCCCGGATCCAAGCTCGTATCCTTCGAGATCGACCTTCGGGTAGACCATGAAACCAGCCCCGAGGAGCCCCCCGACGTTACCGAACTGGGCCTCGGCTCCTGCTTCGAGTGTCGTTGCCCACCCAGGATGTGAGACACCGAGTCCTACTCCGGTGGGAGCAACCAACGACACATCGCCGTAGGCTCCCAGGCCATCGACACTGAAGGCTTTCGAGTTCACGCGGAGACCGCCCCAGACATCACCGAGGCGAACTACTCCATCGTTAGCGATGGATGCTGGCACGCCGAAGTCGACAGAGAAGTGCTCGAAAGTGTAACGATTGGTCGTCCAGCCCCAGTAGACGTCATCGATGACCACGACCTCGTCACCCTGCGGGTTGATGTAGGAGAGGGGATCGGTGACCACACCACCGACGATGGCAGTCTCATCTCCGAGGAACCTCGACTCACCCCTCGGTGGGAGGGGCACCACACTCATCTCGGGGACCTCACCCCCAGAAGCTCCCATCAGGAGCGGGAATCCGAGGAGGAAAGAGAAGAGGCCCCTCCGCCTTGAGGCGAGCACCGCGCCGAGGGTCATGAGAATGAGGCTTCCGCTTCCACCGCCGCCGGTCGTGGAGCAACCGCCGCCCGGGACATATGACCCCTTCGGAGCGGGATTCTCGTCCGTGTCATCGACCGGTGGGGCGCCAGTCTCGTCGGCACTATCAACGGCTGAATCGGAACCGGTATCGATCGAGGTATCGTGGCCACTGTCGCCCGTGTCGATCACCACACCGCTGTCACCAGAATCTCCTGTATCGATTGGCCTGTCATCGACAGGATCACATGCATCACCGACTCCGTCTCCATCAACGTCGGACTGGTCATTGGAGAGACCTGGACAGTTGTCGGTCACATCGTCAGCCCCGTCTCCGTCGGCGTCTGGATCGCAGATATCACCAAGACCGTCTCCGTCGATGTCTGCTTGGTCGGAGTTGAAGGCATCCGAGCAGTTGTCAGATAGACCGCAGAGCCCGTCCTCATCAGCGTCGTTTGTCGCATCATCCGGACAGGCATCGACATCACCACAGATTCCGTCGGCATCGATGTCGTTGTCAGCATCGAACTCGCATGGATCGGTGTCGGCACATGCTCCGTCACCATCGACATCGTCGCTTGGATCGAGCGGGCAGACGTCCAGTGATTCACAGGCTCCGTCGCCGTCCCGATCATCGAGGGAGTCATTGGGGCAGATGTCCTCGTCACCGCAGGTCCCGTCACCGTCGATGTCGTTCAGCTCATCGAGCGGGCAGGTGTCACAGTCATCTGAGAGGCCGTCCTCGTCCGAATCTACCGTGTCATCAGCGCCCGGGCAGATATCTGCAGAATCGCAGGATCCGTCACCGTCGGAATCATCGGCTGAGTCCGCCGGGCAGGCATCGCAACCATTCGGGATGCCATCACTGTCAGTATCGAGTGTGTCATCAGCGCCCGGGCAGATATCGTCGGAGTCGCATGAACCATCCGCATCACTGTCACCGAGTGCATCGAATGGGCAGGTGTCGCAACCGTCGGGGGTGTAGTCACCATCAGTGTCGATGCGGTCATCTGAGCCGGGGCAGATGTCGTTCTCAGCACAGACGCCATCGGAATCGGAGTCATTGTCTGCGTCATACTTGCAGGCATCGCAACCATTCGGGATGCCATCTGAGTCGGAATCCACCAGGTCACTGTAGCCCTCGCAGACATCCACATCTCCGCAGACTCCGTCACCGTCAGCGTCATCGTATGGGTCTGACGGGCAAGAGTCGCAGCCATCTGGCGTGTAATCAGCGTCCGCATCAGCGAGGTCATCGTATCCTTCGCAGGCATCAACATCACCGCAGACACCGTCGGCATCTGCGTCGTCATACGGATCGGATGGGCAGGAATCGGAGGAGTCTGGGATTCCGTCGCCGTCCGCATCCGGTTCAACAGGGGCTTCGGCGCAGTCCGTTGCAGCGGAGACCGCAGTCTCGTCAAGGGTGTAGATGACCCTGAATGTCTCGGACTGCCCAGGAGCCATATCACCGAGGCTCACCGCAAGCGAGATCGCCGCATCATCGGAGACCGAAGATCCCACTGTGGAGTAGAATCCTGAGCCGTTCCAGATGTCCGAGGCATCGGTGTTGAAGAACCCACCATGGGTGACCCTTGCACGACTGTCGGAGGCGATGAGGTAGAGATCCGCGCCATCTCCCCCGGTCGCCCTAACTGAGGCAAGATCGGTGGATGAGTCAGGTTGCGAGATGATGGTGTTCGTGGTCGAGTAGTCGTATGTCGTCATCACAGAGTTGTCAGGATCGACGTTCCTGAACCAGTAGACGTCCGACAGGGTCGATGAGCCGTTGTTGGTGAGGGTGACAGTCATCACGACGTAGACCTCGTCATTGACGACACCGTACTGGGTCTCTACCCCGAGGTCTCCCACCGCGCCGGTCCATGTCACCGCACCGCCGAGGTTTCCGCAGATATCGACCTCACATGCGGGGTCTCCGAGGGAGCCTGCGATGCCATTCGTCCAGCCGTTTGTGTTGTCGTATGCGACCCCGTTGAACTCAACGCCCCAGCCCTCGAGAGGAGAGCCGGGTGAGAAGAAGTCACCGTAGTAGCTCGACCAGCCGTTCCGCTGCGGGTTCGCCACGAAACCGAGTTGGCCTGTGTTCGACCGGTAGTGCCATCCAGAAGGGTAACCGCCCTCTCCGAAAGCGCCCTCGGAGCCGATGCCGAACTCAACGTATTCGTTACGAATAAAAGCTGATGAACCAGGATCATTGACTTCACAAAAACCTGATGCCTGGGCCAGCGTTGGCGTGAGGAACAAAAGTGATAGAAGTATTTTACGCATACCTCTATCTATGTTATTCGCGCGTAGAGACTGACGAAAATTCAGATTAAGAGCTGACGGCCTCGACAAAGCGAGAGTCTACCAGAAGACGACCTGCCTCTGACATGCACCAGTAGTACACTCGATTCTCTATCTTGTTCTCAGTGAGGGTCACCGCGGGCGACTCGACTCTCTCTACGACGAGAGCATTGATGTTTGCGACAATCTTCTTCTTACCCTTCAACTTGAGAGTTCCCTCCCTGGTGTTCTCTACGCTTGACCAGCCGTAGGGAGGTTCAATGCCTTCACAGTCCCAGGGCACGATGCGCACAATGTCACCATTCTCAAACTTACTCACTCTACCTCCAGTTTCTTCACCCAGCCCGGCCAGAGATTCACTCTCTCTTCACGACAGATGACAGTGATGTTGGGCTCTGGCTCTTTGATCATGTCCTCGCTCGAATCTTCAATAACATCTAGAGCTACTACAAGAGCATTGTGGCCCTTGCAGAATCGAGGACCGTTCTCTATGGAGACTAAGTCGCCGACTTTGATCCCATAGAAGAAGTCCTTCACTTTCGCTTCCAAATCCTCTCAAGGATTCGCAGAAGCTCAAACGAGATCCTACCGAACATCTTCCTTCCTCCACTTTCCGTTTCCCTCACTACAGAAGCACGAGTGCTCGAGGTTGTAGAGGGGAGTGATGGACTCTTCAGGATAGCAGGCGCTCTTGCAGTTTTTCTCAAACTCCCACGTCAAGGATCCCCACGCGATGACACTCATGAGAGCTGCAAACATGAAGAACCAAGTCACAAGGTTCTCTTCCCACTGACTCATCAGAAATCCTCTCGGTTGAAATTGTAATTGCCCAGTCCACCGTTCTTCCGGACCTCCGTGAAGACGACCTCGAACTCAGTGTCGTAGTCCTGCACTCGGAAGACGTAGGTGCCGGTGTTGGGGTCGACCTGGAAGAGGTGCTCCTGGCGGATCTCGAGGTACATCCGGTCATCGGTCTCTGCCCACTCGTCACCGTCGTCATCAGTGACCTTCTTGGCGAGGCCCTCCTCCTCGAGCCGGAGGCTGACGTTGTTGTCATAGCGCTCGTTGGAGATCATGTAGATGGGAGAGACGTCATACCTCGTGTTGAGGGGCTTCCACTTACGGCCCTTCTGCTTCGGGGTGGTGACTGTCGGGACCCAGAAGACTCCGCCGTTGCCGCCGGCCGGCTTCACGTTGAGGACCTCGATGGCATCGTCGAACTCGCCGCCGTATCGATTGAGCTCATCCACGAGGACCTGGAGCATGTCGAAGTTGAAGTCATCACAGAGTGCCGAGAGCGTGGTGATCTTCTCCAGGTATTTCCCGCAGTCCTGAAGCTTGTCCTCGCAGTACTCACGGATGAACTCCGTGTCGAGTCGATCGTAGGAGATGGCGTACCGGAGTCGACTGGGGCGGTTGTGGAAGAAGCCCTTCACCTTGTATCGGTCATTGCAGGTGATGACCATCACCTTGTTCTGGGCGGTGTAGACGCCGTCGAAGAGGGTGAGGATGGACTCCTGGGCGTCCTCGTCGTAGAGCTTCTCGAACTCGTCGAAGATGACCACGGCCGGCTGCTCGATCCCCTGTATCGTCCGCATGAACCGCTCGTCGGAGAACGGGGTGTTGACGATGATGGTGGGGAGTCCGGAAGTGACGGAGATGTACTTCGCCAGGAGGGTCTTGCCGGAGCCCTTCAACCCACTGAGGAAGACACCGATCTGGGTCCCGGGCTGGCGGTCGGAGAAGGTGTCGAGGATGCGATTGCCGTAGCGCTCCGTCTTTCCATAGAGCTTCTTGGGAAGGATAAAAGCCTCGCTCTCCTCGAGGTAGTACTCACCGGTGAGGGGATGCTTGCACACCGTGAAGTTTCCGGGTGGAAGCTGGTCTCGGACGTCCATTCGGGAATCGGGGGCGAGGGACCAGATGTTACCGGACCTGTGGAACTTCATTGTATCTCCAGTGTTGATTCTATTGGGAGTCTTCGGGTTGTTCAAGCGGGACGAGAGTGTAGTAAGACGTGTTAAGGAGAATCCTGGACTCCCCGTCCCACACCTCGAAGTGCCAGTGATTGCTGCCGGTGACTTGATCACCGGGTGGGCACACCTTCAGGAGGACGCAGCAGATGTCTCTCTCTGAGCCCCAGTTGTCGATTGCTCGATACGTGTGTCCGACAGGGAGCTCACTCTGAGACGGCATCAATAGCCTCCAAGTCAGGCGCGTACACGAAGCCCTTGAGTCCATCCCAGAGGACCTCGACCCAATGATTCTTTGTCGCGTTTGAGAGTGTTCCTGTCCAGACACTGACGACGAGCACGTTGGTGCGGGCAGGAACGTAGAAGACATCATTACGATGCGGATCCATCGAATCAAACTCGGTCTCGACCCTCGTCCGCATGATGGTGCCCGGGACAATGATTCTCATATTCCCAGCTGGACCCTTATTGTTGCGAAGAGGATGTAGAAGAACCCGATGAGAGCTGCTTTGACAAGGGTGTCGACAATGAGGAATGCGCATCCAGGATTTGCGTCAGCCCCTCGATCACGTCCCTCCTCATCTCTTCCATCTGTCCGCCCCTGAACTTCACTGTCCATTTTCCGTCTCCGTTTTCCCAAAGGACGATGAAGTACTCGAAACCCGGGTTGGGAGCGGTCAGTCGAAAGTACTTCTCACTCCACACTCGCAGTTGACCCTCTTGGACTGCCAACGTGGTCGAGGTTCTTCTCATCTACTGCGATCTCCCTGCCGTCCTGGAAGACGATCCAGCACTTCGATATCCATTTCTCAGTGTACTTCATCGAATCAGACTTTACAAGCAGGAGCACGTGCGAGCCGACCTCGATCTCGATTCTCTCCCACACGGGAGATCCGAGAAAGGGCGGATCCTGCTGCCAGATGTGGGCGACCACGTGAGTACCAGGAAGGGCGCGACCATCGTAGAGGTGATCACGACACACGACCACGGCGAGATCGCCCGGCCGCAGCTCACCACTCTTCGCCGAGTCCAACCCAGTCCCTGTACTTTTCCTCACCACCGCGGGTCTTCCAGTCAGAGTCGATGGTAAGCTTTGAGCTGATGCCGCCGCGTGGGTTGAAGACCATGACGATACGTAGGCGATTGGGCTCGTATACCGCCATGAGGTCATCGTAGATGACATTCGCGAGGCGCTCGTATGAGATGATCTTGTTCCTGAACTGGTGGAGGTAGAACTTGAAGGACTTGAGCTCCACGACTTTCTCGTGTGGATAGATCGTCACGAAGAGGTCGGCAAAGTCTGGCTGGTCCTTCACTCCGATGAAGGTCACCTCGGGTGACTTGATCTTGATCTCGTAGTCCCGGTCAGTCGGATTGGGAATCGACTTCAGGATCGTCGGGTCGCTCCACACTTTCATACGTTCTCCACTACTCATGACTTTCTGATTTCACGGAAGAGTGTATACTCGCCAAGATTCGCGCCTCCTCTTCATCGACGAAGTATGCCACGGGCGCCCTCACGATGCTTCCGAAAGGGGCCAAGAAATCACCGAAAGACCTCTCCCAGGCGTCTTCAAATCCTCCCAGGTAGACCCATGTCTCACCCTCGACAATTCTCCAGTCACAGGTCTCATCTTCCCATGTTCGACGACTGACGAGGTCACCCTCTTTGAATCTATTCATGGATCGTCTCTATCTCGTCTGGAAAGAGCCAGCCCACTCCGTATTCGCATGATATGAGAGGGACCGGGTCCAACTTGTCCCAGGGTCGTTGCCACTCACCGATGATGACGGCATGCGCACCGATAGGAATCAAGATCTCTTCTTCCCTGTCGTCCATGAAGCCGAGTGTGACCCTGTCACCGCCCAAGTGACTGCATTTCACCTCGACAAGAGTCCCGGGTTTAGGGTTCCTTGACTTCATGGAGCTCCCACGCTTGCCATCCATATGAGATCCGCTGTGTTTCTGGGTTGAAAATGTCATGGTCGCTGCGTCCCCGCCAGCCCGATTCAGACTTGATGACAATTGCGTACGCCATTTTGCTCGCTGATTCTCGGTACTGTACCAGAGAGCCCACTGGGTGGAGCCTTTCTTCCATGTCTTACTCTAGGGAGTAGCAGCGTAGTGTTCAACGAGATCGTTGATTCTCTCCAATGACTTGTTGAAGTAGTAGGTGTCCTTCTCGCTGCCGACGAAGCGCCTTTCATTCTTCAGAGCCGCAATCGCGGTGGAGCCAGAACCAGAGAATGGGTCGAGGATCACGTCTCCAGGTTGGGTGTGAGCCAGGACCATCCTCTCCAGGAGAGCCACAGGCTTCTGGGTCGGGTGCCAGCCACAGTACTCTCGACTCGTGGTGTGGTTGTTCTGCTGCCAGACGTCTGTGGGCACCTTTCCGCGAGCGAAGTCCTCACCTGTGCGAAAGTTCTTCGTCACCTTTCGGGGCACCTCCACGTTCTCGGGGTACCATCGAACATCGGGACCCTTCGAGTACATGAGACAGTCCTCATGCTTACGGGGCCATGTCTTCTTGGTGCGCCCGCCCCAGTCGTAGGACCAGATGAGCCAGTTACGGTACTCGAGCTTCGCTTGGTGGTTCATGACCCCAAGCTTGAAGCGCAGGAAAGTGTCGGTCTTGGTCGTCCCCCAAACATAGAGGGCACCGCCGGGCTTCAGGACGACCGAGCACTGTCGGACCCAGGCGTCGCACCACGAGAGGTACTCGGTCTCGTCCTTCCACTGGTGATCCCAGTCGTCCCCCACGATCTCGAAGTAGGGCGGGTCCGCGATGATCACGTCCACGCTCTCCTCGGGAAGGGAGGCGAGGAGCTCCATGCAGTCGACATTCCGGAGGTCCAGGTTTGGGGAAGGTTTAGGATTAGAATCTGGGTTATTCACGGGGATCACCAGTTGATTTCTGAGTTACTCGAGGTTTTGGGATAAGGATATACCTTACCATCAAGGAGGGTTCACCAGAGAGTCACTGGTGTCATCCCTCGGAAGCTCAGCCAGCTGTTCCAGGATCTCGTAGAGCTTGCCCGGATGGAGGTCCGGGAACTCGTAGATGCCGAGCTTCTTCCACTTCACGATGCCGGCGTGGCTGAGGGCGTGGGCGATCCAGGAGGAGCAGTACCACTTGCCCTTGCCCTTGATGATGAAGGGCAGGACCTGGGAGAGGAGCATGCCGGGCCAGTCGTAGCCGTCACCGGTGGTCTCCGAGATGAAGTCCTTCAGGGCGCGGAGCTCTTCCGGGGTGATGCGGAACTCGAGGTAGTCCCAGTCGCCCGGCGGCACTTGGGTTCGGACCCTTGCTGCGACACGAGTGAAGAGGAAGGGTGAGATGGAGACCCAGGTGTCGCCCTCGATGACGATCTCTGCGTGGGAGTACGGGCTCTTAGTCCACCAGCGGATGAAGCGGTGGTGCCATTCTTTCTTGTCGCCCTTGAAGAAGGCGATCCGGATGTGCTCAGTCCTGCGCATCGAGTCTCTCCAGGTTGTGGACAGCCTCCAGGCGGAACTGACCGTCCAACAGTATCACGACCCAATCTCTCTTTGAGCCGAACTCCTTCGACTCATGGGTCACAATCGCGCACTTTCCGATGTCTTCATCTACGAACTGGGGCAACGGGATTCTCTTCACAAGTCTAACGAGGTCGCCCTTCTTCATGTTCAATGATAATTTATGACGCTGTCTTTACAACAGCGGTATAGCCTTGAGCATAAACTCTGAACAATCTCGACCACTAGAAGCCTCTCGTTGTTGGATGGTAGAATACTTTGCCCGTGACGTTGGTCGTCTTGGTGATCGTCGCGGTCGAGTAGTTGAACGTCAGGACGAAGTATTGGAATGTCTGGTTTGACACGTTTCGGGGTGCAAGAGAGCCAGCAAATGATGAAGTTCGTGAGAACATCCTAGACTCCGTATCTCGATCTTTGCGCGTTGAAGTTCTGTGTGACTTCTGCGGTGGACAGTCCCCTGTCGTAGATTCTCACGACAGGTATCGCACCGTGTGTGAAGTTTGTGCTGACATTGTCGACATCATCCCAGCGTCGGGCTATTCTGATTGCGCCACCCGACTGCGGAGTCCCCGAATAGCTCAGCGTGTAGGTCGTTACGACATTGACATAGAGAGTCACAGTGCTGCCATCGTAGGTGCCTGCGTAGTGAACCCAGTTTCCGAGAACGGGTGTGTGCCCAGTTGCCACGTTCCTCCACGCACCATCGAAGAATCCGGCACGTACTGTCGATGACAGAGGTGCAGCAGCTCCCAACGCAAAGTTCACTTTGCTGACGCCATCGTATAGATTCGTGATGACTGCGTTGGTGCCTGCTGCAGGATTTCCGTCCCAGCGCATCCAAGCCTCTATCGTGAAAGTGTTGAGATCACCCAAGTTCGTTGCTGTATCGGCGTACTGATAGCTGCCAGAGTTGAATGTGAGGATGCCGCCATTAGCGCTTGAGTATGTCGGAGAATTTCTGAGTGTGAAGTTGACCCCCTGACCCGAGATGTCAGTCCAAGTCGTTCCCGTCCCTGGGTAGCTTCTTGAGTCTCCCGCATCAAGGTGAACGCGAAGCCCTCTTGTGACAACATACCTCGCCGGTGTGCTTGATATTGGGCCTGAGAACGATGACATCTTTCCAAACATGTCACACCGTGAAGTAAAAGAGCTGTGTGAAAGTCTGGCGGCTTGTGGTTATTGAGGCATCGGTTGATTGTGTGTGCAGCGTGGTCCAGTTTGTGCTGTCATCGCTACCCTCGAAAGTCCACTGGACGGGATCTCTGCCGTCCACGTCGTTTGCTGTGGCGTACCTGAGGGAGTCTGCAATTTTCTTCGTGCTAGCTCCAAAATCGATCACAAGCTTCCACGACTTGGTCGCACCGGTGGATCCCCCATTGCCGCTCTGGTCTAGCCACTTGGTAGCGATCAGGCCGTCATTAGCCTTGGTGGGTTCTTCGCCGACCGGATTGTACCCACCTGGATTCGTGCACGTTGCTCCTGTGATTCCAATCGAAGTTCCAGCATAGAACAGCTCGACCTCAGATACCTGAACCATTCCGATCGGCCAAGTGGGCAGATCCTGCGTGTAATCTCGAACCTTTGTGACAGAAAATCGATAGTAACGGTAGGCTACTCTCGATTTTGGGTTCGGCGAAATCGGACCCGAGAAAGAAGACATTTTACCAAGCATCTGATCATCCGTATGTCGTCATCTGCCCAAGAACTTTCCAGGCAGATCCCGACCTGATGAGGCTGAATCCAAACGCGTCCTGTTTGTTCGCAGTGCCCGTCGGAACGACGTTGTTCGCCCAATTTATCGTCTGCGCAGCTCCGTCGATCTGCACGGCATTTACGACTCTGGGCGTCGCAGATTGTGAGAGGATCACTGTGGGAGTGATTACTCTCAGGTTGGTAGTCGGCGCGTTGGTGAAATTCGCAGTTACGTTACCGGCTGGGTTGTTGACATAGAAGACCGACTGCGCCAGCAGATCGAACCCGGTTACTCCTGTGCTGCCGACAGAGTTGGAAAGTCTCTCGACCACCCCGCCGAAGGAGGTTCTACCATTGACCACAAGATCTCCAACTAGAGTGCCTGTTGAGGTGGGTGACCCCAAGAAGACATTCGTCACTGCACCGCCAATGTTGAGGGTCCCGGTCAGCACAGTATTGAGGAGGTTGAACGTCGTCGTTGTCGTCGTGGTGAGTACAGATCCCGTGATCGTTACGTCTCCCTGGATGTCGACGTTTCCTGTCTCAGTGACCCTGAACTGGTTCACGTTGTTGAAGTCCCTGACGGCGAAGAAGTGTCCCGCCCCGTTGTTATTCGCGTCGAGCTTGATCGTTGCGTTACCGCTCGACACGAGTTGGATGTCGGTGGCGTCGGTGTTTACAGCGACTATTCCCGTGCTGAGGAAGAGGTCATTGCTGATGGTCGTGCTTCCAAGGAACGTCGGGCCAGCAGATGCGGAACCGATGAGGATGGTTCCATCGTTTCTCACCTCGAACAGATCTCTGAAGCTCGAGGCGTTGGTGGTCACGTTCCTCACCCTAAACATACCAGCGCCTGTCGTGCCGCTTGTCTGGAGCTCAATTCTGCTGTTGACAGCTTGCTGCTGCATCAGGAACTGACCAGCAGTATTCGTTACTGCGCCGTTACCGTTGTGTAACATTGTAAGCTGCTGCGCAGTGCCAAAGCGGATCTTTCCTGCCGTTCCAATGTCGATGTCCCTTCCGAAAGCTGTAACTGCTCCAACACCGGTAGCACCTATGTTTAGGGTAGTTGGTGAGCTTAGCAAATTGAAAGTCGTTGCAGTCGTTGTGATGTCGCCTCCTACGACTGCAAGGTCACCAGTTAGACTCAAATTTGAGCCAGTGATGTTTCCACCAATCTGTAGGTCGCTGGATCCACTGATGACACCACCCGTGGAGACGCTAGCGACCACGGCACCTGCGCCGCTCTTGACCTGGAAAGTTCCCGATGAGACAAGCGAGCCAGCAGAAGATCCTGTGACCACAAGATTTGCAACTAGAGCAGTTCCTGTCCCTTTCACAAACCTGAAGTCGCTGGTTCCGTTGAAGACTGCCGCATCATTAAACTGGACGTAAGTGTCAGAGCCGCCAGGTGTTCCTGTTGCACCGGCACCAGAAGATGCCACAGCGCGGAATGAACCAGCCTGCACGATCCTGTATGTAGTTGGATCTGTAAAGTCTAGGCCTGTACCCTTGACGATGACGTAGCCTAAGAATATCGCTGCATCTCGGGTGTTTTTGCCCTCAGTGAAGACTTCGGTGGCGATGCCTGCCTGGGCATCAGACAGAGTGGAGTAGATCGTGCTACCGTAGTAGACGTAGAATGCGCGATTAACAGAGTTCGGAAACCAGTAGACGCGCTGGATCGTGTACTTGTTTCCGGTGCCAACCGTCGTCAGGGTGCCGGCATTGTTGTATTGGGCAAAGTCGAGGACAGAATATCCGACATTTCCGTTGTTGAGGATGACGTCATCGCCTGACGCATTGACGTACTCATAGAATATCTTCGAGGTGGTCTGTGCTGTGTCTGTTGTGGAGGAGACGTAGTTCGGGCTATCGGGGTCAACGCTGTAGTTTCGACCCTCAGCGTAGGAATCACCTGCATCCTTCTGAAGTCCCTGTGTTCCGTTCGCAGAAAGCGTGTGACCGCTGAGCTTGATGGGACCGAAAGCACGGACGAAGTCTCCTCGGAACTGGTTGAGACCGTACGAGACCAAGGGCTGGTTCACAGCTCCGTTCGTTCCCACCTTGTCGGTGTGGAGGATCCTACCCAGGACGATGTAGTCGTTGTAGTCGCCGTTAGTGAACGGGATCGACTTCAGGAAGGGAGTTCCTGTGCTGTCCATCGCGATGTAGGTGATCTGCGTCGTGGAGAGGGAAGGAAGGGCTTGACCGGTGAGAGCGGGCCACGAGACTCGGGTTATCGTAGGATAGGGTTCATTGGCATCAGCCGTGGAGCTACCGTGAGCGTTGTAGGTGACTATGAGTCCGGAACCCGAGTTGATGTTGTAGGTGGTCGACCCAGAGGTCGAGGAGAGCGTACCACCCGCCAGGAGGCCCGTGCTGAGACCTGATTCCAACCAGCGGAGGCGGGTCGTGTTGGTATAACCCGTGCCCGGCTGGTATTGGGTGAAGTAGAGGTCGTTGGTGGAGCCGGACGTGTAGATGTAGCTCGCGGTGGTGTTGGTTGGGATCAGGAGGGTGCCGACCGGCTTCATCTGGATGTAGGAGTCCGTGCCGAAAGCGCCGGAGACGAAGGTATCGCCGCCGAAGACAGCTACGGGTGTGTCTGCCCCAGTCAATGTCTTTGCACCAGAGACAAAGAGTTTTACTCCTGATCCGATAGAAGACAGAGTCGGAAATCTTGAGCTCGGCTCATCTGCGATGATGAGAGATCCCGATATTGCTGTAGTGGAAGTTCCGTTGCTACCTGATACTGTGCCTACGAGAGCCATGCATCTTACCTCGAGTCTAAATATCAGACTCGGGAAGGAAGTGACTCAGCGAGATAGCATTCCTGGCACTGGTTCACAGGGCGTGAGGATGTGATCGCGGAGGAAGGTTGCTCGCGTCAGGCCCGGGTCGAGGTACCAGCGGTCACCGCTAGAGCAGAGCCACTCCTCCATCACTCGCTTCGTCGAGTGCTCGAATTTCCTCACTCGATAGTATACGTTCTCGGTGACGTCGTGAAACCACTGCTCGTTGTCGTTCACTTGAACTCCATGGGGACTTGCTGAAGGTTGAATCGTGGGATTGCCTTGATGGCGGAGCGGGATACCCGGTCCTGGGGATCGACCCACTGGACGCCGCAGACGCGGAAGTAGTCGGACTCCTCCCGGACGATCACCTTTCGGCCGTCGGGCAGCGTCGGGTGTCCGCCGAGCATCCGTCCACCGCCGGAGACCTTCTTCCACCGGGAGAACATGCCGGGGACGAAGCCCTCGTAGGGATTGCCGTCGGGACCGACGCCGGAGCCCGTCCGCATCATGAAGAGGGCGCCCCAGTTCTCGGCCGAGGTGATGAAGAGGTCGAGCTTGAGCCCGTCGTTGAGCATCATGCGGAGGTAGCGGGCGTTCGCCTTCGGAGCCCAGGGAGTGACCTCGGGGCAGCCGGGCTTGATGAAGTAGCCCCACTTCTCGAGGGCTCGGAATGCAGGCTCCCAGTCCCGGACCTGAACCACGAGCTCGATGTCCTTCACGTTTGCCTTCATCCGCCGGACGGAACCTGCGACCTCGGCGCGGTGGCAGTGGGGTCGCAGGTCGGCCACAATCAGGTCCGCGAGGGGCTTGGCAATGTTGATGTCCATTTTGGCCTCCATGATCCTTTAATTCATTCTGGACCCGGCGGACACATCTTTTTGAAAGTTTTAGAAAAAGAGCACCAGACCCATCCGTGAACCGCGTCTTCCCTGTGGTGAGCTATAGCACTTTGGCGGAGCTTGCGGATTGCAGCGATGGGTAGATGCCGCTATTAGTATCTATCAACCTCTTGAGAGCGAGCCAACGCAATCTCGAGGTCATTGGCCACCTTCTGGGCGACGTACTTGTCGACGTGTGGACAGGACCTGATCGCATCGATCGCCTGCTGGGCAATGGGCACTATCATCGTGACACTGTAACCCGGCCTCTCCCGACCCTTCTCGATCATCTCCATCGCCTCGAACGCTAAGACTCGAGCGTCAGAGTCCTCTGGACAGCCCGCTTCCTCGAGATCCATGTCCGCAGTCTCAAGGGCAGTGATGAACTCTGTCGTCTGGAGCTGCTCGAGGTCCCTCCCGGCGACCATCTCACCGGCTTCGGAAATGGAGCGTCTCCGACGCCGAGACTCGACTGTCCCCCTCGAATCGAGTATCGTGAGGACGCGACCCGTCGTCATCTTACCCCGAGCCCAGTCCTCGAACACTTTCCTGAAGAGGTACCGCTGCTCGTCAAGCTCTCTCTTCCAGATGTCCTTTGTCTCGGGTGAGAGGGTCCTCTCAAGCTCGTCAAGCTTCCCGAGGACCTTACTCTTCAGGTTCTCGAAAGCCTTTCCGATAGGGTGGTTCGGGTCACGAGCGTAGTCAGAGCCAGGGTCCATGCTCGCATGACTCCTCTGCGCCTGCTTGTAGTTCTCCCAGACCATCCGGTACTCTGGGAGAGTGTGAAGCATACCGAAGAAAGAGTGATAACGATCGATGATCTTGTCGTCGCCTGTCCTCTCAAGACGCTGCGTTGTCGTGGGACCGAACATATCAGCAAGAACAGTCATCAGGCCTTTAATGGCATTACCCGACATCGTCGCATGGATGAGACCCCACTCCCGAATGAGCTCTCTCCTGATGATTGAGCGCAGCGCGGCCTCACCGATATCGAGAGTCTTTGGGTAGCCCTTTTCTCCCGGACGAGCCGGACGCTCTCCGCGCTTTCTTTTAGCGCGGATGTTGTGCCAGAGTCCCTTATTTTTCTTTGCTTCGTTCATCTCTTTATCCCCGCGAGGTAGCTCCACCTCTCCATGATCATGTCGTCCTCGAGTCTTCTGTTTTCAGAAATTCCACGAGGGTCAAGGTCCTCATCGGAGCCCTCATATGACTTGTTCGGAAACTCTGGGCTCGCTTCATCGTGAGCAAACTCACCAGGACCGTAGATGTGAAGTTCCGAAGGTACCTTCGATGCCACCGCGGCTTCGACCTCTTTCGTGTTCTTTTCCAGGTCGTCGTAGAAATGGACTTCTTCAGGAGAGCCGCCGGGTTCACTCAAGTACTTCTTGATGATTGCGATACCCTTGTTCTGACCAGTGACCCCCATCACCCCGTCAGTGGGTTTTGCTCCCAGTCTCGAAAGAAACTGCTCCATGTCCTGGGAGTTAGTGGCGGGCACGGGATTTCCGTGAAAGTCGGTGCCGACACCGTCAGCCTTCCTCGCAGTGATGACTATCGTGTCAGACCCCTGGGCGTTTGCTCGTCTCAGCTTGTTGACAGTCGGCTCGATGGGCTGGGTGTTTTCCGTGTCGGTGCCCGATGAAGGAGTGAAGTCGATGAGTATCGTCTCTCCTGGCTGGTTGACCTTGTCCGCGAAACCTGTGGTCACTCCCTGTTTGGCAGGCGGGAAAGCTTTCTGGACCCTGCCCAGGCCGGACGAGTTGAGGTACACCGCCATCCCGTTTTCTCTCTCAGGGATCGGTACGATACCTGGTGGGAGGATTGCGCTCATGGGGACCCCGAGGGAAGAGAGCCACTGCTTGACATCGGCTTCTGTCTTGTGAGCGGGAGAACCGTCATTGTAGAGCATCACGCCGTTCGCGTTGACCGTGAGACCGAGAGTGTCGTCAAAGTCGAAGACATGCACCTGCTTGTCAGGCGGTGCGTCTCCCGGTATTGCGTCCTCGAAGAGGATGTCTACAAGCTTCCTGCGTTTCATCTTGTCGTTCCCACTCTTCCGATCTTGCCGTCGGAAAGGATCTTCTTCACATCGTTCGCCAAGTCCTGCACTCCCTGCTTGAAGGGATCGATGAATACATATGCAGCTGCGACGATCGCGATGACAATCACGCTGATGAGGAGCATGTACTCTACAGTTGACTGACCCTCTTCCTCGCGGAGAAGCTGCTTTGCTGTCTGCAAAAACATCACTTCACTTCGTCGGTTGACTGGTCAATCTCTTCGTTCCAGTCTGTTCGAAGCTTGATGAGAGGGTTGAAGTTCGCCTTCTTCCTCTCGAGAACAAGAGCAGACTGCGGCTTTTGCAGGACGCCCTCGATCTCCAGGCCCTCAAAGTCAATCTCAGTCTTCTGCTTGTAAGTGATCTTACGGTCTTCCTCTTCGTCACCGGCTGAAGCGTGACCGGGCAGAAGAGTCATAGAGAGGATGAGCGCTAGCTTCAAGTACTTCATTTTGTGCTCCCAGCCCTTATGTATTCACAGACCTGAGCAAGGACTTCAAGAGCGCAGAGCTTGTCCCCGTCGGCATCGTCAGAGACACGAAGAGCGAAGAAGTTTCTCTCTTGGTAGGGACTGCCGAGGTGCGCACCGTTCTCAGAGATGAACCAAGTTTCGCCGTCAGGGACTCCTGCTTCGACGGCGAGACGGCTAGCCTCTCGCATGATGTAGAGAGGATTGTACGGGATCTCTCCGCGGATGAGATGCATTCGCTCGCTACCGTGGGTGAGCTTCTCCCCACGGTGATTCATTCGTCGTCGAGAATCTCCGTCGATTCGTCGGAGTACTTCCCAGTATTTCTCGTTCGTGATCACTTCTTTGCTCCCTCGATGCGTTTGATGTAGTGGTCGATGTACCACATCGCCTTGCGCAGGTCCTCGCCTGCCGTGTTGGTTCCCTTGCGGCCCTGGCGTGCGATGTACTTGACAGCATTGCCGAGACAGAAATCGAGGTCCCAAGCGTCTATGACGTCAATGACCTCGAATCCCGTGTCCTTGCGGTAGTGACTTGGGTGGTCCACTTTGCTCATTCTTGCCCTCCATCTGTATGAGACTGTCACTGAGATACCAACCCTCGGAACCGTCGAGGGGAAACTTCACGAGGACTTCCTCGGGAAAGACTCCGTTGTGATCGGCAACATCAATGATCACGCCGTACTCCTCGGTGCGGCGCATGTAGGACTTCCACATGACGAGGTCACCCTTCTTCACGGACGACCTCGATGTCTTCCCAGTCAAAATGCATGAACCTGTTGCCGATGAGAACGTAAGCCATGATGTCACTCTGGTTGCCGAGACCAACGTAGTCTATCGTATCAACCAAGAGCCCGTGTTTCTCGTCAACGAGATCATTCCACATCGCGAAATCATTGTCGTAGTTTAAACTGACAATGTCGCTCCTGTGAAACTCCTTGCCGTCACGTCGAGTCCAAAGGAGTTCACCGGGCATGACTCTTCTCGACCTGGGAGCGGAGGTCCTTCAGGTCCTGCCGGTAGAAGTCTGCAGGCTTCGTCTTCTCGACCTTCTCCTTCTCCTTCCGCTTCTGCTCGACCTTCTTCTGGATCTCTACGAACTTCTCGTAGGTGAGCGACCAGATCGGCATGCTGAGGAGGAAGTCGTGGGAACCGTCGACCTTCGGGATTCCCTCGGCCTCGATGGACTTCAGGATGTCGGGCTTCTTCTCGTTCACCACGACGATCCGACCCTTCACGACTGCGTCGACAAAGTCCATCCGAGCGTTGAGGACCTCGAGCTCTCTCGTGAGCTCTGCGAGGAGGTGGGCCTTCCGCTTTCCGTAGTAGTTGAGTCGGAAGTCCACGAAGTATCGGACAACATCTTCGGCACGATCAAAGACTCGCAGCTTGCCGTGTTCATCGAGAGTTGTGAGGTTCTCGCCCTCGCCCTCCCGCATCTTCAGGAGGTCACCGAGCCGGTCCTTCTTGATCCACTCGGCGAGGACAGCGCGGGGAAACTTCAGGATGTAGTGAACGCGATCAGAAGAGTGGTCGTCGTAGGTCGCGAGGATCCCCTTCTCAACGAGAGAGTCGAGGTACTGCTCGTACTTCTCGTAGGTGAAGGAAGGCGGGATCTCGGTGATCTCGACAGTCGAAGTGTTCTTCACCTCGTACTTGCCCCAGAACGACCAGGAGCGGGGAGCGTTCTCGACCGGTGTGATGTCGCCCCAGAAACCGCGAAGCCAGGGTCTCAGGACGGGAACTTCCTTGCCCTCAAGGGCGGCCATGCAGGCATCGATGAGGTCAAGAGGGTGTCTGTTGAGGATGTTCGTCGCGAAGCCGACCGCGATGCCTGAGCCACCGTTGAGAAGGACCGTGGGAATGATGGGGAGGAAGAACTTCGGTTCGATCTCCTCACCCTCCTCGTGCTGGGATGTGACGAGCTCGAAGTCCTTGTAAAGGAGCCTGAAGTTCTCGTTGAACTTTACTCCGATGTATCGAGGAGCACCAGCGGTCGGAGATCGCAGAGACCCAAACTGACCGATGCCCTGGAAGATGGGCATGGAGTTCTTGAACTCCTGCGTCATGCCGATGATGGTGCCATCGAGTGAACCGTGGTGGAAGAAGGAGATCGCCGCAGCCTGGCCACCGAGTTGGAAGACCTTCATGGGCTTCTCGTTGCCGGTCTTCCAGAGGCGATTGGCAGCGTAGGCGATCTTCCGTTGGGAAGGCTTGAAACCATCGATCACTGATGGGATTGCGCGATTGGAAATCGTATACTTTGCGTAATCACAATATTCGTTATCGAAGAAGTCCTCAACATGACGGACTGGAACCTGTTGGGTCTCTTCCAATATGACCTCCTGTGTCATTATATCACAGGTTGACAGAGAAGAACAACTTTTGTTTACATTCTTGAGAGTGTGTACTCAACACCGAAGTGGAGACGCCTTCCCATCACGCTTGCGCCAGCCCTCAACTTCGACCTCGGGATCCACTGGAAGTCGTCGGTCTCTCCGTCATTCGAGACCAGTCTCCACCCTTCCTTCTGCTCCAGCGTGATGTCAGCGATTAGCGTGACGTACTGGAACCCACAGTCCTCGTAGACTGTCCTGCCCGTGACCTGCGAGGACGAGAACCCCGGAGGCAGCGAGCCGCACTCCTCGACAGCCTCACGGAATGCGGCTCGCTGGAATATCGAGGGATCAGAGATTGGCTCTTCGATGGGCGTCTCGAACCACCCTTCCTCGACGCCGCCCCCGGGTATTCCCCAAGTCCCGCCCTGATCAACCCAATTAGCGCGGAGGAGAAGAAGGACCGTGTCATCCTCGGGACAGCGGAACATGATTCCTGCTCCGCCTCGCCCCCAGTATTCGGGCTTCTTGCACATCTCGCGGATGAGAGAACGGATCAGCTTATCGGACTTCATGGGAGTAACTATTCTCCCGATTCGGCTTCCTCTTCACCGCCCATGATCTTCGCCTTTCGGGGAGCAGAGTCACCGGCGAACCAGGTGTCGAGCGTCGTCTTCAGCTCCTTACCACCGGCAATGGAGAACATCTTCGGATTCTGGATGATCTCCTTGTACTCGGCATCCTCCAGAGCGGCGAGCCCCTTCTTGTAGGCGATGTCCCACTTCTTCGGGTCCCTCACCTTTCCCATCCACTCCTCGAAGTCGGCGTTGGTGTAGAAAGAGAGGGTCTCACCACCCTTCTTCGCGACCACGAGGGGAGTCATCACTCGACAGATTCTTCCCTGGTCGAAGAGCTCAGGCCAGTATCGACCGAAGAAGTTCATCAGGAGTCCGGCGATGGAGTCACCGTCGGGATCTGCGTCGGAGTAGATGAGGACTTTTCCGTAGCGGAGGTCCTTGGGCTCCTCTCCCATCTTCAGTCCGATCGCAGTGAGGAGGTCCTTGACTTCCTGGTTCTGGATGACCCGGGTGTTGGGAAGCTCGGTGACGTTGATGAACTTGCCCCGAAGGGGGAAGGCGCCCTGGTTCATCGGGTCGCGGTACTTGCGGAAGGCGGAGGAAGCGGAATCTCCCTCGAAGAGGCTGAGAGTGCAGGAGTTCCGGTCAACCCGCGCCTTCGCATCGATGAGCTTCAGGACCTTTCCCTTCGCAATGTTCTTATTGAGCTCACGGAGCTGCTTGCGTTCCTCGGCAAGCGCCTTCTGCTGCGCCCAGTCGAGGATGCGTTGAACGACCTCAGAGGCGAGAATCTGCTTCAGGGTCCTCTCGCTGATCTCGAACTTGGAGCCGAACTCCTTCGACTCAGTGATCATCTTCTCCTTCGTCTGGGAGGAGAACGCCGGATTGACGATGTCGGCCTGCACCATCACGAAGAAGTGGTTGCGAAGCTCAGCGGGTTTGAGGTCGACCTTGTGCTTCTTCCGCACCTTCTCTCGAATCCACTCGAGGACCTGCCACACCACATAGTCAACGTGAGTGCCGCCGTCCTTCGTCTCGACCGAGTTCACGAAGGAGACCTGCGTGAAGGAGCCCTCCGACGGAGCAATGCCCACCTTCCAACGATCGACCTCCTCGTAGATGACCGACTGCGTGTAGAGTGTGCAGTAGTCCTTGAACGTGGGGAAGCGGTGCTCGTTCCCGTTGAACTTCACGGTGAGCTTCGGATTACAGGCCGCCAGATCGAGGCACCGCTTCTGCATGATCGCGATGTGATCCTCATCGATCCGCTCCATCCCAAAGCGGGAGAGGTCGGGCTGGAAGAGGATCTCTGTGAACCCCTCCTTCCACTTGACGACCTTCGCGTCGGAACGCTCTCGCATGTTGTTGGAGAACGTCTGCTGATAAGCGTTCTTCCCATCTGCGGTCCGAACCCGGAACTTCGTAGAGAAGATGTTTGTGAGAGTCGAGCCCACGCCGTTCGTACCAGCGACGAGGCGCTCCTCGTCATCGTTGAAGTTGGAACCTGCCTTCAGGTTGCTGAAGATCATCTCGGGGACCCACTCGTCATACTCAGAGTGCTTGACGACAGGAATGCCGCCATTATCCCAGACGGTGATCGAGCAATTCTCGGGATCGACGGTGACCCGGATCTCATTGAGCTTTGGGTTGCGCCTGTGCTCATCGACAGAGTTCGACACGATCTCATCGAAGATCTTCATGAAAGCGGGATTGTACGTCACCTTCCGCTTCTTGAAGCCGCCCTCCTCGCTTAGAAGGTGGAGGTCCTCCTCACGCGGCTTCACTGAGCCGACGTACATTCCCGGACGGAGGAGGACGTGTTCGATGTCGGAGAGCTTCCTGTACTTCTCTTCGATTGACTTCATGTTTCCTTCCTGTCCGATTCTATTCGTGCGCGAGGTAAATACAACCTGCGCTAAGATTTGACAACGACAGAGTTGTTCATGAGCCAGTCGAGGAAGTACCCCTCGGTGGTCCCATCAGAGTTCATGACATCGACTCGGACGCCGTCGACATCTATCACTGTGAAGAACTCGCCACCCCCCAAGCCGCCCTTGAGCTTGTCCTTGACGAGGGAGAATTTCCACTGCCTGAGCTCTCCGGGACGAGGGCGCTTCTGCCGGCTCACTCAGATTCCGGCATCGGGACAGAATCGAAGGTCGCCTCGATCTCGAGGAAGTTGGACTGGCACTCGGCCTGCTCGATCTCCCAGAGCTTGTGATGGAGGGTGAGCTTCGCCTGCTCGACCATCTTGATGTACTCCTGTCGAAGCTCACGGTTGAGGGTCTTCACTCGATTCCAGTCTGCGACCCCGATCCGTTCGAGAGCGACCGAGGAGGAGTGGGCGCGAGGCCCGAGGGTCACCATCGCCGCCATCTTTGCCCGGGTCTCGTCCGGGGCGATGACGTAGCCGAGAGTCTCGAGGGAGGACTTGGCCTCGAAGATGTGACCGTAGTAGTGGGCCTTGCCGGGCTTCGGGATCTCGCCGCTTCGAAGACCTTCGAAGGTGGTGCAGCTCACCTTCCAGAGGGAGCCATCGATCTCGGACTCCTTGCTCACCCGAAGGGCCGCCGCCGCCTGGGGCCAGAGCTTCCGCGTGCGGATGGTGATGCCGCGGGGACCGGTGCTGGAGTGCCAGCGTCCGTACACGTAGCTCCTGCACTCCTGCTCGTTGCGCCAGCCGTAGGCGTGGACCTGCTGGTAGGTGAGCTTACCGCGACGAAAGATGACCTCGTCGGCAACCTGGTCCTTGAGGGCTTGACTCGGTACCATTTCCTTCCTCCTTTGATCCTTTAATTCATTCCGGGTCAGGCGGACAGGTTCCCATGAACTTTTGTTGCACTTTTATGCGAGGAGCCAGCAAGCGAGGACCACTCCGAGGCGAAGAGTGGCGGCCCAAACCGTCTGGGTCGCAGTTTCGATGTCATCGGGCTTCGGGGGCTGGACGCCGAACTTTGCGAGAGCGGCCAAGAACACGAGAGAGATGACCGGAAGGTTCGACCACAAGAACCAACCGTCGTGCCCCGTGTAGAGCATCGCCGCCCAGATCATCCACGACATGAGAGTCGTGGCAAAGTTCAACGAGGCCGTGTCCTTCTTCGAGAGGGTGTGGCCGATGAGGGCGATTGCGTGGTATCCAGTCCAGATCCAGAGAGGAGTCGTCACATTTCACCCCTAGTTGAAGAGCATTGAGAAAAGCCAGCTGAGACTGGCGACTGTGAAAACTGCCAGCATTGTGCCCATCGGATCATTGAGATAGGGCCACCTCGAAATTTCGATCTTCACTCTGTTGAGTGAGTCGATAGGTTGCTGCGCGGTCCCTTTGATGACGACCACAGTCGGAGGGTCATCGTTGAAGTCGTTTGACACCTTGTTCTCCATAGAACAAGAGTATCTCTAAGAGACTCGTTTACAAACTAATTGGGTTGAGCCGGAGCAATGCCACCGCAGACGAGGTGCCACTCTTCTTCTCCCACTGTTCCATCACTGCAGATCTCAATCCACGCGTAACCCTGGAGAACGTAGGTATTATCAGCGTTACCGCGACCGCGGATTACCGTTTCAGCGTTCTGCGCGTTGTTGTCAGAAGTTATTGTGACAGTTGACAAGTCATCATCGTTATAGATCGTAATGACTCTACCGCGATGCATGGCGGGATCGGGAATGTTGCAAGTCACATTTGCGGCTCGTGATTCGAAGCGAACGTACCGCTTCCCATTAAGAGCCGCAGAGTTTACTGTCGATACAGCGAGTCTAGTGACACCAGCTCCAGCAAGAAGCTCATTGTTGTACTTGAACTTTTTGTCAGCAGTGAGTTTCACATTTACCGTTGCGTTGCCCTCAGCGTCGTTCTTTCCGATCGTTAGAGTGCTGGCGTTGCTCGTGAAGAGATTCACGCTCGTCACTGAGCCCGGTGTGTCCATAGAGACAAGACCCGCTACCGAAGCATCACTGATGGTGATGCTGGAAGACTGAATCAGCTTCCCGCTAGCCAAATCGAACCTGGCGATCTGATTGTCGAGTGAACTTGCCGGACCAACGACGTCACCGGCTGCGACCGTCCACTGACCCGCAGAATTGTTGAACGTCACTGCGGCTCCTGAGCCCGTTATGAAAGGAGTCGACCCATTGACCGTGTGGATCGAGCCCGTCATATTCCTGGATTTGAATGAGCCCGTCACTTCAGTCACGTCGGCAGCGGTGTCTCCAAGCTTCGTGCTGCCGCTAACGTAAACGGAACCGCTAAAGTAGACATTTGCATTCTTCAACCATGCAGTGCCTGTCGTCGTGCCGAGACTGACATCAGTGGCACCTCCGCCGATCTTCAAAGTCGTTGCGTTTGCGTTGACAAGGTTGAAGGTTGAGGCTGTCGTGGTGATGTCACCGCCGTTGACAGCGAGGTCACCGGCGACTGTCAAAGTGTCAGTATCCTTGTCGTAAGTGAGACCCGCGTCGCCGCCGAAGGAAGATCCACCGTCGTTGAACTGCACTTGCGTGTTCGTCCCTGCCGGTGTGCTCGAACCACCTGTCGCGGCTATTGTCCACTGGCCCGTTGTGTTGTCATACGTCGTTGTGACGTTAGTGCCATCCTTCAGGAAAGTCGTTGTCCCGTCTACAGTGTAGATGGAACCCGTGACCTGTCTCGACCTGAATGAACCCGTCACTTGTGTGACGTCAGCCGCCGCGGCGCCGAGTCGAGTGCTACCGCTCACATAGACAGAGCCGCTGAAGTAGACATTCGCGTTCTTCAACCAGGCTGTGCCTGTCGTTGCGCCGAGACTGACGTTGGTGGCAGCTCCCCCTATACCGACAGTCGTCGCGTTCGAGTTCACAAGCAAGAAATTCGTAGACGTTGTGGCAATGCCAGCGCCATTTACACTGAGATCGCCAGACACAGTCAACTTATTCGTTATTTTGTTGTAAGTAAGACCAGAGTCACCGCCGAGAGACGATCCGCCGTCGTTGAACTGCACTTGCGTGTCGCTGCCTCCCGCTCCCCCTCCCCCGACTGCAGTCTCAGAGCCGCCTGAGTTCTTGAAGTAGAGAGTCCCGGCCCTCGCATACAGAACTGCCTCCGCGCCACCTGGAGTGGGAGCAGAGGCTTGGTTCTTCAGAAATGCCGAACCACTGACGAGCAGATTACCGGAGACAGCGGTTTTTTCGTCGAGAAGTATCTCACTCGCCTGCCCGGTGAGTACCTGGTAGATGCCCTCTGATCCCGAGTACAGGTACGCAATTCCGGGTGTGAGTCTCAGTCTTGAAGTGGCCATTCTATCTCCCTACCGCTATTTATGCGGCGGCGGGAGCTGCAGAACTACTCTTCCTGATACACTGGCACAACACCCTCCCAGCTCGTAGCGTACTCCTCGCCGTTCCGAGGATCGAGCATCACGTAATGAGCTCCCCTCCGCTCCTTCAGGATTCGCGGAGGGCCGTCATAGTGCTGCACCAGGGTACCAGGCTTGATTCCATTGTAGTCATGGGACCGCGTCTGTTCAACAATTGCGATCACATGCTTCGGAGAATACCACGCTCCTGCTCCGTTTGCGTAACGCGGAAACGGCTCGGAAGTGAGAGTCCCGCGGACCCACCCGTCATCACGAGTCTCGAGGATGTGGACGGCCCTCACGTGGCCCGCCTTCGAAGAGACTCGAACAACCGCGATCTTACCGAGCATTCTTCTTACCGAGGGTGAATGGATTCACTGCGTCTGGAAAGTAATCGGGACGCTGCCAGCGATACTCTGCAGGGGGTAGCCATCCTGCAGGCCAACTCTCTCGTGGGACGACCGTCCAGTGAAGTGTCGCCCATGTTGGATGCACGATCCCCGGAGCCCATATCGCCCGTACGCTGAGTAACGTTGGATTTGGGACAGGCTCTACTTCGAAGATGTGCTCAGCCATCAGGGGAACTCACGCCCGATTCCCAGCACGTTGATCGTCCTCACCGTCCACTTGATCCCAGTGTCTGGGAAGACCACGTTCACGCAGGTGACCGCCGAACCGCCCTCACCGCCACCTCGCATGATCTCATGGTCATAATCGTCGTAGACGATCTTCGTGTAGACATCACTGTCCACGATGGCAGGCTTCCCATTGACGCTTACGATGTCACCCTTCTTGAACCAGTGCATTCATCCTCCATAGAAAGTTGCGACCTTCTCGACTCGAAGTTTCATCTTCTTGATCTCAGTCGTCTTGTAACCGTCATTCTTCAGGTCCTCGATCGCGCTCTTGACAGAGTCACCCTCACCCCAGACCTCAACGCTACCGCGGCTCGGATGGTCACCGACGATTGCGCTCTCAAAGTAGACGTTTTCGATGATCTCACCGTCGTAGTTCGTCAGGAGGCAGGGGCCGTACTCCGGATGGTGAATCTTGAATCCGTGCTCGTCCCTGATGAGGAGATATGAAACAGCCTCGGACTTCTGCTTCTTCGCCATCACTCACCCCCCTCGGGGCGCCCCTCGACGACCCAGTCTTCCTCATCACCCTCACGGTCCTGGGCGTACTGATCGTCGTAGTCCTCGTCGGTCCCTTCGAAGGAGTTAAGGACCGTCTCGGTCATGGTCTCCACGTCGAGCTTGATGAGGAGGATCGTAGAGGGGTCGTCGGTGAGGTTTTGCTGGCACTCGAAGAACGCTCCGTCTGCCTCCGCGAGGTCTCGGTGGTAGGACATCTCGACGCTCGGACCGCAGGGACCCTGGGTAGTGGACATTGAGACGATGTAGACGATCATGTGCAGGACTCCTTGTTCGGGTTTAGGAAAGCCGGCTGTCGCGGTACTCGTGCTTGGCCTGGGCAAGCCCAAGACCATTGACCCACCAGGCGGCCTCGAGGAGCTTCGCGGTGGGCTTGGGACCGTAGGCATCGAGTGCGCGCTCCGAGGCCTCGAGGTCCAGGGACTTCGTGTCACCGTAACCGCGCTCCACCATGAGGCTCCGGCGCTTGCGGTACTCGTCCCGGAAGAGGCTGAGGACGTCGACCCGGTTGTCCTCGGCGTAGCGGGTGAAGTTGCGGACCGTGAAGTGGAGATCCGAGTTTGTCATTGTTTCCTTCCTCCTTTGATCCTTTAATTCACTGGATGAACGGAGAACACCTTTTCAGGCACTTTCTTGAAAGTTTTTGACGTACTTGCTGATGTCGACAGGTTCACAGCCGTAGTTCACGCACTCCACCGAGCCGTCGAGGCGGATGATGTAGTTGTACACCTCACTAGTACAGGGCCACTCAGTCTGGAGTAGGTGCGAACGGGAGGTCGCCTCGACCTCACCCTTGGCTTCCACGAATGTCTCGACACCGTCCTCCTCGAATACACGGAAACCACCCTCCAGGAGTGCCTTCTCCACTGCCATCATCACACCGTCGTGACCCAGCTTGAGGAGGACTGGGACGATGTGTTCGGGATAGCCGTCGTAGTGACAGTAGACTCCTGCATAGGAGCCACCGGGAAGCTCGTATCCGATGGTGGAGTGGGTCGACACGCTACTCCTCCTGGAAGCAGGTTTCGCTGAGAGGGATCGCCACGATGGGACCGGTCAGGCCTTCCGGCACCCAGACAGCCTCGATCTCGGAGGTGAGGACCTCAACCTGTGGCTCGGGAATCACCACTCGCGTGTGGAGGAGAAGGAACAGTTTGATGAGCATGAGATCTCAGGGAACGTTGTCAATTGCTGCGTTGAAAGGGCGGATGAGCTGCCAGTCGAACTTCTTCTTCTCGTCACCGAGCATCACCTCGTACTTGGCTCCCTTCCTCTCGATGACGAGACCGAAGACCTTGCGGGATCCCTGTCCGATGGTGACCAGGGTACCGGGTGGGATCTCGTTGTAGTCGAACTTGGTGTCGCCGTAAGGCATGACGTTTCGCTGGACGATGTTCGACGGGGAGTACCAGTAGCCGACAGTCTCTTCGACTGAAGAATTGTTGCCGAAGTAGCTATGGGGATACCCACTGATCCAGCCGTCCGGTGTCTCCTCGAGGACGATCACCATCTCCTCACGGATGTTTCGACCGTGTGTAGCCGTCTTGACGATGGCGATTTCCCTTTCCAAGTTTCCGTCCTTGATATGATCCTTTAATTCATCTCAGGAAAGGAGGACACCCTTGTGGGAAACTTTTTTCACATTTTTCGGAGGGTCCACGACGACCCAGCGATTGGCCCAGGAGAGCATCACTCTTCCCTCTACGAGGACTCGAATCTCCGGCCCCTTCCTCCCGAGGTAGACACCCAGGGTTCCCCAACCGAGGACATCATGCTCCGCCTTCGGGTCACTTGAGCTCCAGACGATGGCACCGGGAGAAATGAACCTCTTCCCACCGTACTTTCTCTTGGGAGGGCGAGCCATGATGATGGTGCCCTTCGGGATCTTGAGGTAGACAGGCTTGGGGAGACGCCCCTCCATGAGGGGAGGCATTCCCCACCAGGGCATGCGACCCATCAGTTGTCGAAGGCAAAGACGAGGCGGACCCTATCCTCGATGTCACGGGAACCGACGAACTCGGCAAGTGTGCCGGCGAAGGGCTGCTTCTTGAGGCGACCGCCAGTGTCAGGGATGAGGATTCCCGTGACAATGTGGTCTGGGTCGATGCACTTGATGAACTCCTCGGTGAGGTCAGGACCGTTGGGAAACTCGTCAGGCCACTGGTCAAAGCTCTTCTGACACCAGTCACGATTGACGTCTCGGAGTTCCTGGGGAGTGAGCCAAGACTTGCTGTGGAGATCAGGGCCCCACTTTCCGCAGAGATATTCCCACGCCCAGGAGGGACTGTCCGGCATTCCCTTCGGCTCCCTGGAGAGCTCGCTCTTCTGTCGAACACCGGCAGCCACACCGAACCAGGCGTAGCTGCGTCCGGCATCGACCTCCTCGATCATGTGCCAGTTACCTTCCGGGTCCCTGGCTTCCCAGTAGGGATGAATGTCACAGCCCATCGTTCACCTCAGATTGCAGTAGATCCGTCGCGGGGCAGGCTCTCAGGAACATCCACGCGGAAACGTCGGTGAGTCTCTTCCTGATCCCACTCCCAGTTGTCGTGAGTGTACTTCTGGAAGTGGAGGAGCTGCTTGATGACCGCGACTCCGTGGTCAATGAGCTCGTCATCCGAGCTTCGGATGCTGTCACCGATGATTGTAGGCTGGAGCTGGATGACCCCTGTGTCAAGGAGGTTCTCCATGACTCGCATCGCAAACTCCTCGAAACGAGACTCGTGAATGGTGAGACTATCGCTCATCGGGCGCGTCCTCGGGAAGAGTGATGTTGTGCAGACGCTCGCCCCAGGATCGGGGGAGGATCGCCATGAGCGGGTGGGCGATAAGATTGTGGGGAAGCCACCTGATTCGAGCAGGGATATCGAGCTCGTGCTTCAGGCAGTCAAGGAGTCCGACTTCGTTTCGATCAATCATTCTTCACCTCAATCATGTGAGATTCGACCCAAGCTGTGACGTGGAAACCGTTCGACCATGGATCAGGATTCTTGGGATCGCCGTCATCCACCAGAGCCTCCCATAGGTCCTCACGCTGCTCAAAATTGTTGTAGTATGACATGATGCGGACATTGCGCACTGTGCCCTCCCGCCAGTTCTCGCGTGTCTCAGCCCAGAAACGACAGGGCTGCCCAGGCTTCACCTGATTTCCCTTGACGTCCAGCATCACGCTGTGCCTTCGAAGAACTTCAGAACTCACGAGAACTCTCCTTCGATGCAGTCCCAGGTACCGGCACCCTGTCGGACGCATCCGTGACCGAGAGCATGACGGGCAAGGTTGCCTGGACCGGGTTCGGCATGATTTCTATCATACATCTCTTGAGTCCATGTACAAGGCCTTTCTCGTCCACGTGCAGTGATGATGGCAAGCATTTCCTCGTAGGTGACCACCTCACGGTACTCGTTGATGATGAGGCGGTCCTTGTCGAGGAGGTAGGGAACCCAACCCGGGAGGTCGTGGATGTTGAACTCCGGAATGACGTGCAGGGAGAAGCACCATCCGGCAGAGGACTTCCCGATGTGTAGGTTGTCCTCGGAACCCCGAGAGCCCCAGAAGGACTCAGAGTCCAGCTCCTCCATGCCTTTCTTCACCGAGAAGTAGTTGGTACCCATCAGCTACCGCACCGACTCTCGCGGAGGACCACCTCACCCTCGATGATGCCGTAGGAAGAGTACTCGAGGAAGCGCTTGGTCTCCGGACGCCAGCCCTGGCCAGCCGGCTGGGTGGCATACCAGAGGTCCTCACCCTTCCAGGTGACGTCAAAGACAACCTGGTCACACGGGACTTTGACCTCCATGGTGCCCCCGAAGGCACGTGAGCGCTGGTTGTCGGTGCAGGCGAAGAGGGTGATGAGGATGGCGAACATCAGTTGGACTCCTTGGGAAGGGTGACACAGGACATGACACGAGGCTCGGTGTTGTGACGGCCTCGAAGGATGTAACACTCCACCCCGGGACGAGGGGAGACCGTGATCATGTCCTCCTTGGCTCGATCGGAGTAGGACTCATCGTATGCTGCCTTCTCTTCCGGAGTGTCAGGGTCAGAGCAGGCCACGAAGAGGGTCGCAGCAAGGGGAATGGCAATCAGGATGCCCATGACGGTGAGAGGAAAGGCGTGCTCATTGAGGAAAGATGCGCGCATTAGATGCTCCCGGAGATGAGGTTGAAGAGCTGGAGGTATCCCCAGACGACGGTGGCACAGACCATGTAGAATCCGGCCGCCACGCTTCCGCCGAGGACCATGATGAGTAGCATCTCAGCCGCCCCGTACGTGTAGTGGTCGATGCGCTCGACAGTGTCCTCGATTCGATTCCAGATTGCCTGCATCTTGTTCTCCTCAGTCATGGGTGCCGATGTGCTTCTCGCCGTGTTCGGGGCAGGTGAATGCCTCGTGGCAGGCGCACTGGATCCAGGTCGCCTTGGGACAACAGCGTGCCCCGCGGAGGCGGTGGACTCGGTGGAAGGCGAACTCCACGTAGTCCTTTGGGCCGGTTGCCTGCACCTGGGACCGCTCCATCACCTGGGTGATCGTGTAGGCGGTGAAGTCGTCCGCCTTGTCACCCCAGCGGACCGCCTCATTGCGAAGGGCCGCGTACCGGCGCCGGAGCTCGATGGTTTCCGGGGAGTTGTCCATTCCTTTCCTGGCCTCCATGAGATCTAGTAATTTCTTTTTGACCCCTCGGACACCCCTGCATCAACATTTTTGCAACTATTTTGAGTGAACTCTGCCGCCTCGGGTGAGTCGCAGAAGTGCGGAGAGTCGGCCGCGCACCAACGAGTGCGACCATCTCCCCTCTTTCCCTTCTTCAGAGAGAGCTCAGCCCTCAGCGCTGGGGGTCGACCCGCGTAGGGACCGTAGACCTTCACGAGAGCCCATGGACGACCTCCCCTCGTGCACTTTGCACCGCCCCGGATCTCACCGTTGTGTTGGCGGAGACGCCTGGGCGGGTCAGTCGTCGAGCCCACGTAGGTCCGTCCCGCGTGTGAGCGGAGGACGTAGACCCACCACTTCACATCAGCTGGGCCCAAGATCCCTCGACCGCCTCGCTTCCGGCCTCAGCACACTTCTTGGAGAACTCGACCCAGTGGGGGTCACGGGTGTCGCCCGGGTCGAAGAGGATGTAGACGGTGTCGTCCTCGAAGCCGCTGATCCCTGTCGTCTCGCCGCCCTTCTCCTCACGGAAGCTCTTCAGCTTCCAGGCGGTGACGCTGTGGTTCTCCTCGAGAGCACCGAGGATTTCCTCGTCGTCCTCCCAACCCTGCCACTCTTCCCACGCCTCGGTGATGCCGAGCGCATCGGCGACGGCGTCATTGAGCTCGATTCCCACTGCGTTCATCGGAACGTATCGCATTCTAGCTCTCCATCTCGTTGAGGGGTTCCCAGGTCACCTGGACTCTTTCGCTGTAGTAGCCGTTGGACTCACCGAGCCAGCGGATCCAGAGGTCCCCGCCGGTGGTCCGGAACTTGTAGAAGGTCCAGGTCGTGGACTCACCGTAGTCGTCCACCTCACCCAACTGGCCCTCTTCCTCACCGTTGACGACCTCCTCGGCGTGAAGGAGGACCTGGCCGACGAGGTCCACGACATCACCCTCAAAGTCTTCCACACCAACGGACTCGCAGCAATCCTGCTCGTGGTGGAGGATGAGATTGCCGGTCATCATCCGGAAGATGATCTTCTCGCTCCCCTGCTCGAGGCCCTCGATGGCGAGGATGGGCTGGTTGATGACGCTGGAGAGGATGTCGTTGCTGTTCATTGGCGTCTCATGTGAATGGTATTGGAAGGGAAGAGGTGTTCAACCGACAATTCGTCGGGCCTCGATGATGGCCTCGATCACGGGCCAGGGGATGGTGAAAGCCTGGGGTCCGTCGTGCCAGGTTCCCGAGGAGACCCCGTTGACCCAGATGCCGTCTGCACTGATCTCGACATCCGCACCGGAGAAGGGGGACGTCACGTCGATTCGGTTGGTCCAGTGGGCGGGCCAGATTCGAACCTGCCAGCCGGCGTGAGTGAAGATTTGGGACTCGCCATCGTTGGTGAAGTGGGTCATTGTTTCCTCCTTGATATGATCCTTTAATTCATTCTGGATCAGGAGGACACCTTCTGGGGAACAAACTTCAACTATTTTACGAAGCGTCCTCGTCTCCCCGCTCCAGCCACGCGTGATACTCCTTGAGGGTGAGAGTCGCGGAGTTCTTTCCCCTGAAGAGTCGTCGCGGATTCTGGCACAGGTGACAGTCACAGCCGAAACGTGACTCCACGAATCGGCCTGCTCGCTTCGTCAGGCTCTCCTCACTGTAACCCAGCTTTCGCAGGATCACCTTTGCTCGGGCCTTCTTCGTCTCGGTCTTGCTACGCCGGTATGCCTTTCCGCGTCCCATCACCAGTCTCCTTCGGGGTTTCCATCGACGATCCAACCGCGAATACGTCGGCCCTTCTTATTGTAGAGTGCAATGCGCTCGTGTTGCAAGCAGATCTCCCAATAGTCCCTGTCAATCTTCTTCAGACTGAAGGTTCCATACCCATCGATCCCAAGGAACTCTTCCTTCCCGTAGTGGACATTGGTGTGCTCGCTCTTGATGTTTGCCTTCATCGCAGAGATCATGCCACCCAGCTGTCCCACCTCGTCCCGAAGGTCATCGTTCTCCTCCTTCAGGATGCGGATGTCTTCACAGAGAGAACTCAGTTCATCCCGAAGCTCAATCTTCTCCTCGAGGTGCTGCTTCACACGCTCTTGGGCAGCATCCCTCTCAGCAACCACCTTCTCCGCGAAGACCGACCAGTTCCCCTGTCCAACGAATCCGGGACCACGCTCGGAATCAGGAGGGATCAGCTTTCGTAGGTGTTCATTTTCATATCTGTTGTCCTGGGCATCCCGACGGTAAAGCTCGTTCTCCTTTGCTAGTCGTTCATTCTCACCACAGAGATCCAGTCCCGCCTGTTGACGTTCAGCGCTCTCCTTCCGAAGCCGATCGATCTCATCGAGGAGGACCCTTGCCTGCTCATTGTTGAGCAGTGTACCACCGGCGTCGATGTGCTCACGGATTGACTCCTCGGTCAACCAGTCTCGTTCAGTACTCTGGCTCATGGGTTCTCCTCTGAAAATTTCACAAGGTCCAGCGCTTCCACGAGATTTGTGACCTCAGTGAGCATGTAGCCAGGTTCGAAGGTCAACTCGGTGTAAAGCCCCGAGAGGTCCCGAACGAGCCACAGAAAGCATCCCAATGTTGCGGGATCGGCCAGGTCAGGATACGCATCCGCCCAGGCACCGGTCAGCTTCGTGCCTTCCTGCTCAACTCGAAACCATGATGTAACATGCTCTTCGTACTTCACAACTTTCATGCCCGGGATCCATCGCCAACCCTTGCAGGTGACGGCACGTTGGGCAAGTTCGATCATCTGCTCTTGGGTCATGGGTTCTCCTTCTCCCTGCGAAGCTCCTGAAAACTCTCCTTCAGGACGGCTGCAAACTTCTCCATCTCCTCTGGGGTCAGGCTATCGAGCTTCGCGATAATCGTGGGATCCGTGATGGGAAAGCTGACACCTTCGGGGACCTCATTGTCTACTTGCTCGTTGCTCATCGGTTCTCCTTTTCGAATGTCGCATTGATCACCCAGCATACGGTTTCGATCAGCGCCGTTTCCATGTCAATCTCGGTCTCTTCAAACTCTTCATCATCGACCGGGTGCCACTTGAAATCGATCTTTCGACCGTCAGCGTACAGGCTCTTCTTGAAACTCAGCGTGGTTGCGTCATGCTGGAGTGGTCCGAACTCAACCTTTCGGCCGGTCTTCTGGGAGAGGATGTCCTGAAATTCGATTGGCGTCATTCTGTCTCCTTGACCTTTCGCGGTGGAAGACCGACCATCTCCCGGACCTCATCCTCGTAGGGCTTCCCATTCAGGATGTTGATGTCGATGAGATGATGGATACGAAGATCAACGCAGGGAATGTCACCCTCGGGATCATCGTATTCATTGATGCATGTGGGAAACAGGGTGGGAACCGTTCCCTTCTCGAAGATGTGGGCGTGCTTCACCCTAGCAAGATGAAGCTGGAAGATCTTGTTATCTGTCATGGTTCTATTTCCTTGTCTCTATCGTAACCATCGTTGCAGTCGTTTACAAGTCGCAGGTTCTCCTCCGCCCAGGGCTGCATCTCACCGTCGATCAGGACCCACCAGTCGCACCAACTGTTGATGGGATGGCCGTCCTCGAGTGTGACGGGTTCGACGATCACTCCGGTGTGACCGAGGATATCGTCAGGGATTTTCTCGTCTTCTGAGTTGACA